TTCTGGAGGCGATGATACAGGCGACACTTCTGGAGATGAAATAGACGCATCGTCGGTATCAGCAACGGCATCAGCAACGGCAACAGTTTCAGCCGTCAATTCATCATGAGGATATGTCATAATAAGGCATTCCAAGGGTTTTTGTAATAAAGCATAACCAAATGTAATGGCCAATGCATCCTTTTTATTTCCAAGTTTCTTTTTAATGTAATTATATGCAAGCGATTGATAAGAACCGATTTTACCCAAATACACATTGATTCTTTTTAAACGGTCCGAATGTGCAATTTCATCGCCATTCATTTGAATCGTTGGATATTTATTTCTTTTGTTAAAAAAAGTATTCTCCAACGAAAAAGTATTTGGATAAACGCGATATGGAAAAGTATATGGATTTTCACCTCTTACAAAAGAAACATACCCAGTTGCCTTTTGTATTAATTTTTGTTTACCTCCTTCTATAAAATTGCCAGCAGAATCAAATATATCCTTTTCTTCTATGGTAGAACGTCTATCATTGATATTCATTAAATTTAATAGCCAAATAATTTCTTCATATGTGTTAAACATGGGCGTTGCAGACAACAACAACAATCGCAAATTATCCGCCGATTTTACCAATAATTCCAAATTAGTTGCAACTAATTTAATTTTTTCATTTGTATCTGTAACGCGAATATTATGAACTTCGTCTATAATAATTAAACGATTGTCAAATTCGCGTTTCAATCTTTCTTTTTGGGTCTTTGCATTTCCTGAACCGGCTTTTCTCAAAATAAAATTCGCGAATTCTATATAACCTACAAATAAATATGAATTCGTTATAATGGCATTAATTTCAGATATAATTTTCTCTCTTGTTAAATTTGTAGCATTAATCTCTCGTAACAATTTATTTCCAATACAATTTGTAATGTTCCAGACACCATTTTCTTCCTTTAATTTCCTTTCATCAAATAATTGAAGGCGAAAATTCTCTTGAACATTTGCAGATGCAACAATGATTATTCTTTTTGAATGATTCATTTGTTTTAAATAATCTCGCATTTCTTCACTCACACCGATTGCAGAACATGTTTTACCGCTGCCTAATCCATGATACAATAACAAACTATTATAAGGTGTTTGAAAAGAGAGAAAATTCTTGATGAATGCTTGGTGTGGCGACAATTCAAAGTCGGCCTTGCTTAATTTTTCGGCCTGTTGTTTAACATTTGCATGTATTGTTCCGTCGTATTTTGTGTCGTTAAATTCTGTTTTAGTTGCGATTTTTATGTTAAAATTGGGGTCATTTAAATTCGGATATAAATAGGTGTTTTCACTTTCATCCAGTCCCTCTTTTAATTCTTTTCGCAGTTTTATTTGATTACATTCTTTTGAAAATTCATTCTCGGTGCATGCTTGTATTGCTTCTTCTTGCGATTCTTCTTCTTGCGATTCTTCTTCTTGCGATTCTTCTTCTTGCGATTCTTCTTCTTGCGATTCTTCTTCTTGCGATTCTATTTCGGATTCTTCTTGCGATTCTATTTCGGATTCTTCGTCAGATTCTTCTTGTGATTCTTCGTCAGATTCTTCGTCAGATTCTTCTTGTGATTCTTCGTCAGATTCTTCTTCTTGCGATTCTTCGTCAGATTTTTTTGCGGATTCTGAAGAAGAACTAGATGCAGGCGGAGGTGAAGGCATTATAACAGGACTAGGCACAGGACTAGGCACCGCAGGCGGAGCAACAGCAACGCCTTTTCTTTTAGGCTTGGACCTACAATATGTAGTTTTTCCTCTCACAACAACAGAACAATCTTCTTGCGTTCCACATACATTTTCAGTCAATCCTTTGCATGAGGACATGATTAGTATAAACTATATTCATTTAATAATTTAGATATATTTGTAATTAATTGCTTTTTCTCTAAATTATACGGTCTAATATTTTCTAAACATTTCTGAAAGGATTTCCACTCAATCTTGCTCACCTCGGTTTTCTGATAATTCAACATTTCATCATTCATTTCATTCGTATGTGCCAAAAAATACTTGTGTTTATAGGATTTGTGGTTTGTCCCAATAAAGGTTTCTTCAAAAGGCAATATATTTTGAACCACGCAAATATTGTCGCCAGGAATCCCGGTTTCTTCTTCAAATTCTCTCAAGGCACATTCCAAATCCTTCTCGCGATTGTTTCGTCGTCCTTTCGGAAATTCCCATTCGGTTTCACTCCATGATGTCCTACTTTTATCAACAATCATTTGAAGTGTCACAACTTCTTCATCGACAACAATGCCGCTTTTTATCATATCAAACTTTTTACTAGACATGACTTCTTCATTTAAATATTGATTGTTTGATACATTTCCCCACATTAAATTCCACAAGTCATTAAACGATAAAGTCAATATTCTCTCTTTTTCAGAAAGAGACATTTCATCCACAATGCTTTGAATGTGTTCAATATTGTAAGGCGAGTATTTGCCTCTGATGAAATCTATATATCCAAAACTATCTTTTCGCCGTATCATCAAAAACTCATTGACATCGCTCTTCTTTCTAAACAATATAATTCCATAACTCATAATAGGATACTTGCAATTGTGAAACATGTGTCCACATTTTTTGCAATTATTGCACACATTCATATAATATGTTAAAATCATCATGTTTTTATATTACATTTAGTTATATGGCCTTACCAGAATTAAATCCAGAAATTTGGGGGAAATGGTATTGGGGGTTTTTGCATACCATTGCAATTTCATATCCGTCCTTTCCAAATGCTGTAACGAAGAAAAAATACTACGAATTGATTCAAAATTTCCATGTTTTTTTACCTATTGAACACATTGCAACTAATTTTTCAAAATTAATAGAAACATATCCTGTTGCACCATATTTGGACACACGTGAAACCTTTGTTAAATGGGTGCATTTTATTCACAATAAAATCAATGAGAAATTGGAAAAACCTACTATATCATTACACGATTTTTACATTCAATATTATCAAAATTACAAACAAGATACTTTTAATTATAAACTCCGAGAGAAAGTCATTTACACAATCATTATTTTTTTATTGCTGGTATTAATTTATTATCTATATAATAAATAGATGAAAGGAGAGATGAACGGAGGGAAAACCATTGCGTCTGGTGGATTCGGCTGCGTTTTTAGACCATCTTTGAAATGTCATTTGGCGAAAGAGAGAGAATCCAATAAAATATCAAAATTAATGACAAGTAGACATGCGTTGGGTGAATACAATGAAGTCGTCAGAATAAAACACATTTTGAATAAAATACCTAATTATAAGGATTATTTCATCATTCACGGAGTCACCATTTGTCAGCCAGATAAATTGTCAAAATCCGATTTGCTTGATTTTAAAAAATGCACTGCGTTGCCAAAAGACAATATTCTTGCGAATAATATTAACAAGTCTCTTGATAAATTACTTTTACTCAACATTCCTGATGGAGGGGAAGCATTTGACGATTTTTTATACGCACATTCTAGTTATCATGAAATCTTGCAAATAAACAAGGCACTCATTGACCTTTTTTTAAATGGTATTGTGCCAATGAATAAATTGAATGTGTATCATAGCGACCTTAAAGATTCCAATCTCTTGATTTCTCGTGATTCCATCTCTAGACGGTTGCAAATTAGACTCATTGATTGGGGATTGACTGTTATATACAATCCCAAAAAGAATGATGGATTGCCGAGAAATTGGAAGAATCGGCCATTGCAATTTAATGTGCCATTTTCAAGCATTCTTTTTTCGGATACATTTTCTGAGAAATATTCCACCTTTTTAAACAAATCGTCGGGTGGCGGCGGCGGCGGAGCAAAATTTACTCGGGCGAAATTAATACCATTTGTTACGAATTATATAAGTGAATGGAATGAATCGCGTGGACCCGGGCATTTAAAATACATTACACACATATTTTTCATGTTTTTTGAAAAGGACCATCCAATAGAATCACGCAACAACAACAACAAATTTTTTGAAGAAACATACACCATTCCTTATATTACGAATTATATTGTAAAAATTTTAATGGCTTTTAAACCTCTCAAGAATTCATCCGACATGTATATTTTTACGAGTCATAGGATGCCATTGCAAGAGTATTTAGACCAGGTGTTTGTTAAAAATGTGGATATTTGGGGATTGTTAATGTGCTATTATCCCATTATAGAAATTATTTATGACAATTATAAAACCAGCAGTCCGCACGATTTGAAAATATTTAATCACATTAAATCATTGTATTTGAATGTATTGTATAAAAACGGCGACAAAGTCATTAGTGTTTCCAAGATTCTCAAGGAAATGAATAAAATATCTACTTTGTTTAATCATACGCATGCAAAAACAATGCGAAAACATAATTCAATCATATTGAGCAATAAATCACGAAAATCTATGAAATCCACGAAACATCAAACCTCTCGCAAATTAAAAGATTTGGATTTTTAGTCAAAGAAGAATGGCGTATTTAGAGACTTTACAAGAGAATAATTCTTTCTGATTTAAATATAATAACAATGAAATTGGAATTATTTGTATTGGGTATTACTGCATTTCTTATTTATAATACATATCACGATGGAAAATATGTAAAAATGATGCTCTCTTGGAAAAAATATTATAAAATGGCATTCTTTGGGGTCATTGGGATAAGTGTGTATTTATTAATGAAACGAAACCCTGTTCAAGGGAAAAATATGTTGTTGTATGCAAACAACATGGTGAAATTTATGCCAATTGACAAATCATCCATTGATATGTTCTCTCCAATCTTTGATTTTACAAGTATATCAAGTGAGGGTGAATGGGAAGGTGTAGGCGGTGGCGAGAGAAGAATAATGAATTCAGGCAAAACTGGGACAAAACGCTCTGTAAGTGAAACAAAGAAAAAGTTTGTGGCTGCCCAGCAGCAATGGAAATGCGGCGAATGCAATAAACAATTGAATGCATGGTTTGAAGTAGACCATAAAATACGATTAGACAATGGTGGGACAAATGAGGTCTCTAATTTGGTTGCATTGTGTCGGGAATGTCATGGATGCAAAACTGCAATGGAAAATTTATAAGGCAAAGTAAAACAAAGTAAGGCAAAGTGTTTAGATAAAGAAAAGATAATGTACTACTATATTAGTATAACATGTCTTTGGAGGATAACAAGGCTTTGAAGGAATTTACAAAATATACCAAGGACAATGATGCAATTCAAATGTACAAGGAGGCACTTCAATCAAAAAATGCTGACTTGCTGTTAGCATTGATGAACTCGGTAAGACCTAACAATGAATTTAAGACTGCAACGCAACAATCATTGGAAAAGTCTTCAACGGCACCGCCACGCTCATCGTCACAACCTATTGTATGCAATGACCCGGCAGTCTATTATCAAAATAGGGGTGAAGGCAATTGTTTGTTTGAAGCTGTTTCTCAAATTTTTTTTCCTTATATGGTGCGTGACGCGGAGAATTATAATTCGGTTGACGGGTCTACCGCTATATTACGAGAATTGGTTTTTAAATTTTACCAAGCAATAAACTTTTTCAATGGTTTTGAAAAATATTATGATGCTGCAGAAGTGCGTGA